GGTTGACTTCTTAACTTCACCACCTTTCTTTTTACCCATCGACCTCATTTGTGGTGGTCGCACCCGCACTGGTTGCGCCCGCATTGGTTGCGCCTTCTTAGCCTTTGCGTCTGGGCGTTTAAGAGTGTTGTAGCCTAATTCAGTAATGTCTACATCAGGGTTGGCCTTTTTAAACTCCTTATAACTTGATCCTAAATTATTCATATAACCCTTTTTATTTGTTTCCATGATGTTCTCCTAGATTAACATTTCCAAGCCCTGAGGCTTTTGTTTATACGACTATTGGGATCACTAGCGGTTTTCTTGCTGGTGAGCTTCTTCTTCATACCTGTCATTCTGGCACAAAATGAATCCCGACGGGAACCCCCTTCAGGTTGTGGTCTCTTCAATCCCGGCTTACCCGGGTTAGCAGCGTTATAGGAAGCTCTGCCCTTAGCGTTTAAACCGCCTTTCGGGTTTTTACCTTCTTTTCGTTGCCACGCAGGAGTTTTAGCCATTTTTCCCCTCCTTCCTGTTTTTGTTTTTATTTTTGCGGAGTAATCATTGGATACAGAACATCCGCCCCAAAATCACCCATGTACTCCTGAACGCCCATATGCCCCAGCTTGATTGTAGGGTCTATCCACACCTCAAACCCATGCGCTCTAGCACGGTCGCAAAACAAAAAGTCTTCCCCAATATAACCTTCGGGGGTTAATTTAAAATCAAACATCGCAGTCAATCTACGACCAGAACGCGGGTCATCGTACTGCCAATCCGTATGTTCTCTAGCCAGTGTCTCAAATACATCCCTTCTGACCATCATAAACGCCGTAGCCACACGCTCCGCCCGAACCAAACCCATACCATTCATCGTCAACTGCCCACCTGCGTCTTGCTCTAGGGTGGTGATATACACGGTATCTGTACTACGGGTACGTGGTACGCCAGCAACAATGCCTTTTTTGGGGTCTGAAGTCCACGCAAGCAAACGAAACACATCGTTGTGGTCAAAATTAATATCGGAATCAATAAAAAGAAGGTCGGTACACGGAGACTCAAGCATATCCTGAGCCAGCAAATTACGCGCACGGGAGACAACAGAACACCCGCAAATACTACCTATTTGAATGGTAATACCGTGTCGAACGGCTGCTTGAGCGAACGCCGCTAAAGATACCGCGAGTTTCAGGGAAACTTTAAAGTCATAAGCTGGGAGAGCGATAAGCACACTTCTCCCAGCTAAGTCGTACTCCTTGTTAGCCTGCATAAATTACCCGTAAAAAGCTGTAACCGCAGCCGCACCGTTTATATCAAGATATAGCCCATTTTCAGCTAAAATACCTTCTCCGGGTATGATAACATTGTGGGTTCCTACATCAGCAGTGCTAATAGTAAGCAGAGCAGTCCCAGAAGCAGCAGAAGCGTTATCGTAAATAATAAGCGCAGCGCCAGCAGAAGTTACTGTTACATACAAGCCTTTCAGACGAGTCCTGTAAGCCACCAAAGCTCCGTCAGCGACAAGATACTTTGATTTTACATCATATTGCATAGCCATTACGACCCTCCTACTATGAGTTGGCAAACGGAGTAGCAGGAGTCCCTGTTGTTAAGATAGAAACACCCGTAACGTACCACATGGTAGAGTTCAGCGCCGTTACCTGCACCCATGTACCTATAGCTCCGCCCTGTGTAGAACCATTGAAGTTTATGGAACGCGTTGCTGTGCTGCTCGCAGCATACCCAGCCATTGCGCCAGAGGTGTCTACGTCGATAACCGCTATAGAACCCATCATATACTGGGACGCAGCGGTAATTACTTTCCACGTAGTAGCCGCAGTTTCCAGAACAAATGTAAAACTCACGCCCATATTATTTACTGTATTAGGGTTTGAGCCGGGGCCGGAAGAGACAGGGTCTGCTGTAGCATCTAGTGTAGGAAGCGTAACGACCAAAGTAGCGTCGTTAGTACGAATAATTTTGCCCGCATAGGTAGGAACATCCAGCGTTATAGTGTTCGTGCCGTTTGGGAGATTTATAATACTGCCCGGGCCCTGAGTATAAAAACCATTAAGTGAGCGAACTGGGCCTTGAAACGTAGTAATAGCCATAAGTTTTAAATCCTCGTGTAGTAGCACTTCTCATACCGTCTCTACTACGTCTGCCAAGCCAGTCGGTATGAGTATTAATCTTGGGTCTGTTTCGTTATAGCATCAACATATTACCAAGTCAACTCAAATAAAAAAGGGGGCCGAAGCCCCCTTCATAACCTATTTAATTAACTAGGTTTAAGCTGCGCCTTCCGAGCCATACATGCCCAGCGGGTCACTCCAGCCGAACGAATAACGCTCACGGGCCTTGTACCTTACGTTTCCGGTATCAAAGTCTCCATCCATTGACGTAGCCATCGGAGTACGAACAAAATGTTTCATACCGTTTGGCACATCTGTGGTCAGGAACCAAGCATCATTGTCAGTCAAGAAGTGGTTAACGGTGTATCCTTCAGGGATCGAACCGTTGCTCTTCAGGGCGTTAATGTCGTTATCCGCTGTACCAACACGCAGCTCAGTTTCAAGCAGGCGGGTAGCCACAAACATCAGTGACGGCGGGATAACCAGCTTACGCGGCTTGGCAGCAATCAACAGTCCTCGCTCATCCGTCCAGCCAGCAATCTGAATAACGGCGGCTTCCAAAGAAGTCTCGTTCAAATCAGCCGCTGTAGACGGGATGTTTGAGTTAGTGCCACCAGAGACCGTGGGGTGCGTAGCACTAAACAACGGTTTGCCGTCGCCACCGTTATAGCTGGTGGAGAAGCCGTTATTCAGCACAGCAGCAGCTTTAGTCTGCTTGGTGTATGCCATAGCCCGAGCAAGAGCCTTGGTGTACCGGGACGACAGTGAATCGTACAGGTTGTCCTCAATGGCCTCTTCAGTCAGTGAGAAACCAAGAGCAATCGTCTCGTGGTTGTACCGAGCAGTAAATACTTCCTGCGCGTTATCGTAGGCTATCGCACTGCCTTCGTTCTTCACCGGGGCGGCGGAGAAGCCTGACAGCTTGGTTTCCTCTTCAAACGAACGCTCTGAAGTCTCGGTATCAAATATCTCCTTATGCTCTTCGCCGTATCGGGCATATTCCAGACCGAAAAGGGCGTTCAAGCCGGGGAGCAGTTCTTTAAGTAATTGTGCGCGTGAAATTGCCATTTATGTTCTCCTTAAATGCCGGTCGGGTTAAGATACTGATGCCCGCCTGCTACAGTTTGACTAGTCACGTTAGGCGCGTTCCACTTAACAATAACCTCAGTGTACGAACTCGGGTAACCCGCAATAGCTGTTTCTGGGACAACATCAATAATACGGATTGGGAAAGTTGCCGTAGTACCAGTGTTATCGTCTACTGCTACAGCAGAATTACCCGTAGTGGTGGAACCGGAGTTCTGAACCAGAACAGTGTTGTTGCCAACAGCAGTACGATTTACATACCCGATTGTGGTAGTAGCAGAGACAACAGCTACTTTAAACAGTGCATCCGGGTCGTCCAAAACGTAGCCAACAATATCACTAGCCACGGTATCCGCCGCATAATACTGGCGGAAAGTCAGACCATACTGCGGGTCTGTGTAACTGCAACCCAGAAAAACACCAACTGGGGTAGCGGTGTCCGTGCCGACATCTTTCTGCAAAAGACCTGAAGAATCCAGCTTTACAACGTCACCATAAAAAATAGAAGTATCGTTGCCGGAGCCAATAGGAATTGAACGGGTAGAGCCAGCAAAGACCTGCCCACCGATCAAATTGATCGGCCTAAGCCCGTAAGGGGCTGAAACGGAAGGATATGCCATTTAACTTCTCCTAAAATTGTTTAAGTTTATTTACCTTTTCCGAACGACGTTGTGGACTTACGCTCCTTAAAAAGCGGCATCCTTGGGTCGTTCTCGCGCATAAAATTGTTGTCCACAGACTCAATCTGGTCACGGTTTTTAGCGGAAAAATACTGTTTCCGTTGTTCCATGAACTCTTCAGGAATCTTGCAAAGCAACAAACCTGCTACCTCAATGTTGTCTTTAAAACGACTATTGGGGTCAACCATCAATTTGAATTTTGGTTGTTCTTCAATCCTCACAGGCTCCCACCCTTCTCGCAATTTTGCGGAGATATTTCGTGGGTCTGCCATGCTCAGGGTCGAGACTCTAACCCACCTGTATGCGTACCCCGGCTGCTTATCTGGTTCCGGTAATGTTGAAGCCGGTTGCCAAGACTTAGGCCGTTCGGTAGCGCTACGGGTTTCAAATTCGCGTGCAAGATCGTTTCTATTAGCCATGTTATTTCTCCGTATTCAGTTTCTGTTGTGCCCGGGCATATTGCTCGGGAGTCAAACCCAGCTTTTTCGCAATACTTACTTGCGATGCTGTTAGCTTCACCTTGGTGGAGGATGTGCTTCTGGATGCCGGAGCAACCACTGTGGCAGGTTTGCTACTTTCTGCGCGGGCACCGGGCTTGCCGCCCCCGGTCGTCGTTTTTACTTCTTCAAAAACTTCAGGAAATCGGCGACGCATTGTGGCGTCAATGTTTTGCCAATATTCATCAGTACCAACATATTGCCTGCCGTACTGGTTCTCTAATTTCTGGTGAACCCCCAGTGCCAACGCAGTCATATCCGCGTGCTCTGGACTACCCCACCACGTATTACGCTTTTGCCACGCAATCGTTTTTTCGTCCACCTGTGGTTTCTGTACCACTGATGGCTGAATATTTACACTAGTTTCTTCCTCTTGTAAAGGGGCAGGTTTAAAGTTCTTAACCTGTTCCATCTTATATCCGGCTGCATTGAGCTTCTCTTGCGCCGCTAACAGTAGGTCAGAATTACCCGCTTCGTAGGCTTCCTTGTACTCCCTTTTTGCCGCACTTAGCTCAAGCTCGGTAGCCTGTTTATACGTATCAACGAGGGTTTGTTCCCCACGACTCAACGTACTCTTCAACTTCTTGTTT